GTAGAAAAACTGATAGAAGAGTTTTGATTTACAGCGGTAAGAGTTACTGGGGAGGTTGTATTAAAGAAGACTTGTGGGAGCCCACTAATAGTTATGTTGTTTCCAACGTCGTACTGATGGGCGCCAATAATTAAGGTAGCAACTCCAGAAGTAACTGAAAGGCTTGTTATGTTAAAAGTTCCAAGTTGGTCAATGTCAGAGGTTCCATCGGTAGACACCCAGTGCCCAACGCCTTCTTCAAATGACGAGTCGTTGTAGTCCAGCATAAGGTTTTTACCTGTGGTTAAACCACTAATGCTAGGGTTTGGTGTTCCAGCAATAGGTACTGGAACTCCCCACGTAGTAAAGTCTTTAAGGTAAGCACGTAGACCGCGAGCAGAGCCTTTTTGTGTAGCAAGGGTTACTCCGTCTCTCAACAAAATTCTGTTTTGTTGAAGTCCAAGAGCAGACTCGTAAGTCAACCCAAACTGGTTCATAGCAATTGGAATAAAGTTTCCATTAAGAGATTGTGGACTGTACTTGGTGTACAAGAGACTAGCAATCGTTTGCTCAGTGTCTAATTCAAATCCAAAGTTGGATAGGAAACTATAAAGAACGGGGTTAGACCAGTCAGAGGACGCAGTGTAGGCCTGTGAAATCTTATAGATGTCTGGTAGGTAGTTGTACATTGTCTGAGTGTTATTAAAGTTCTTTACTGAAACGCTAAAGGCAGTACCTACTTGCAACCATTTGTATAGTGTGAGGTCATAGGTAAAAATAGAGTAATAGTAATACTGCCCTTGAATCAGCCCTGTGTCGTTGTAATAGACCGGGGTAGAACTACCAAACAAAGAATTAACAATCTGTGTTCCATCCCATGGGTTGATAGGGAACCCATAAGGGTTACGAACAACTACGAGAGTAGACCATGAATTAGTTGGACTTTCCCAGTTAAGGGCAATAGAGCCATAGCCTGAAGGCTTGGCTGTAAAGGGCACAACTGTGTCCGGGCCATACTTAGATAGCCCGTAGTAGTTAATTCCATAACGGGACATTAGTTAAGTATTCCTCCCGTAGTGTTGATAGTGACACTACCAATACCGGACGCGGAAGAACTAGCAACAGTTCCAATCTCATACAGGGTAGGCAATTCATTAGCCGCACAGAGAATGTCCCCAACGGTTAAAGCAGTAGTAACTCCTATAGTTGCCACACCACCAGATGTATAAATTGCTCCAGAAGCGGCAGTTGTAGCAATTGTAAAGTTTGCTCCGGTAGCCGCGGTTATAACGCCAGACAAATTAAGTGTAGGGCCTGTGTTAGTTATGCCTGTTACATAGACCGTTTGGCCAACTGTAAAAGTGTTGGTTGCTGTGTATGTTACTGATGTAGAAGTAGCAGTTGCTCCAGTAACTGTTACGGTTACTGGGGTTGAAGAGACGTTGGCTGCAACAAGGGTATAGGTAAAGGTAGTACCCGTTACTCCAGTAATTACAACTGTTCCATTAAAAGTACTGTCTACATTAGAGACAAGAACTGTTTGGCCAACTGTTAGGTTGTGGGTTGTTGAAGTAGTTAACGTTGCGACGTTAGATGTAAGAGCCTTATTGCTGATAGTAAACGTCTGGTCTTGGTCAGCACGTACTAACTTTTTAATGCTTTGATAGGCCACGCCTTGAACACTTGAGATTGTGTTGCTTAGGGTGGCCACGGAAAGAGTCTCACCAAAATACACGTTATCAATGTAAAGGATGCTGTTAATAGCATTAGTAACGTTAGCAAGCACAGAACTTTGGCTGTACTGAGGAGAGACGGTGATGTTTACAATTAAGTAGACACCCACATACTTAGGCGGCTGAAAAGTAACTGTAGTGTTGGCAGGAGCCTTATCTACAAGATAAGCAAGGACGTTAGTAGCAATCGTATTAAAGGTAGTCGTTGGTGTTACATTGTCTCCGCCAACGCCAGCGTCCCCAAGAGGAGCAATGTAAAGGGTTACTGAAGAATAGGTGCTTGCTACGGCTGAGGCTTTTGCTACTCCGACGACCTGCACTGCAAGGTTTGAGTAGTCGGTTAAAGAGACGGCGCGGTTAATAGAACGAATACTTAATGGAGTGTTGTATCTAATAGAGTCAGTAGATTCTGGGTCAGCGCCTCCGGTGGCCGCACCATTTACTGTGTCTACTAAGTTTGCTGAGTTCGCTACTGTAAGGCCGGCAGGTACCGAACTAAAGGTAGGAACACTAATAATGTTGGTAATTGTTCCTGAAGGAACATTGCCTAAAGAGCCAAGCCCTATACGGTACGTAACTAAAATGTTTGCTCCTACAGGTGGGATACGTCCGCTGACACCATCACCAAATGAGATGTACGAGTAGTTATTAGTGTCAGTAGAAACTACAAATACTGGGTCGTATCCGGCAGAGTCAATAAGGTATTGAACCTGTGTGTACGAAACGCTGTTAATAGAGACTTTAATAGATGAACCAATAACATTTGGAAGATTAAGTTTGTAAAATTGGTTGGCCAGCCCTGTAGATGGGCCTTGAGTTTCTGGAGCATTAAGGATTGTGTACCCTTGGGTCGCGGCGACAACAATTGAGCCATTTATAGCACCAGATTTAGCAGGAACAGTGGCGGCAGCGTTAGTCTCAAAAAGAACCTGAGTAGTTGTTCCGTTTGCCGTAAGGGTAGTTCCTACCTGCGTTAAAGCGGGAAGAGTAATAGGTGAGGCGGTTGAGTTTTGAAAAGTAAGGTTGACAGTGGAAGGAACGTTTGTTGTTGGGATGTACCCCATTAAATTTGCAATTTGCAAAACACTAGCACGTTGAGAGGCCGTAGCAATAAACGATTCATTAGCGGCACGGTCAATGTAGTAGTTAATAATGTCGCCCATGTAAGCAAACAATTCAAGCAAGGTCATACCAAAGTCGGCTGGGTCACGAGAGGTCCACTGTGGGGAGAAGTTAGGTATGTTGGCAGTCATGTCCGCCAAGATGGCTGTGTAGTCCCTAGAGGTATAACTGACAGTAGGTATGTAGTTATTAACGGTTGCCATTTGGTACCTCCGAGATTATGTCTCCTGATTGATTAACAACATTTGTTTTAACTGAAACGGTTGTTGGCGTTCCACTGCTTCCATACTTATAGGTAATGTTGGCGTTAAGAACCCCATTACCATCAATTACCGCTTCTACATTTAACAGGGTTAGATAAGGAAGCCATTTGTTAAAGCCAGTAGAAATTTCTTGGTTAATCATTGTTATAGCGTTATTTGTGTTTTCAAAGGCTGTGGCGCGTACACGTGTCCCAAAGGTTGGGCGCATGACCCTTTCATTAACTAAGGTCATACATACAAGTACTACCCGGTCTTGGTAAATTTTTCCTTGGTCGGCTGTTGTAGTTACGCGGCCTGTGGCATCAAATGAGAAGGGCAACGAGATAGCCAACGTCATAGTTGTACTCCCATCCATACCGGGTAATTAGGGTCACCAGCGATAAACATGACCCATACTTTTTGTCCTACGTTAGGGACAGAGGTATGAGTGCTATGTGCTGAGTTTAATGTAACTGAGTGCGTGTGACTGCCGAAAGTACTGACGACTGTTCCCGTAGAGACAACGGTATCGGTGTGTGCCGTATGCGTTGTGTTGTCCGTAACGGGCAGGCAAGGAAGCGCCCAGTCAGTTTCTGAAGGCCCTAAAACTTGTGGGACTTGAAGTTTGATTCTGTTAATAGTTAATGGGTCGTTTGTGTTGGTGCAAACGCCCTCATAGATTCCATAAAAGCGCTTGTCATAACTAGGGATGCTGTTGTCGTATGTCATTAGAGTCTTGGTATTCCCGCTAGAATCCTGCTTGGAATAGCATTTACATCTACTGTTGGCGCTTTAGTACTACTAAGAATAGGCGTAGTAGACCGCCACACAGCACTATTAGATACACCCTTAGTACGGTTGTTAAGTGAACCAAAAGCGCCTTTCGACTGTGGCCCAATGTCTCGCGTTGTTCTGATTAAGGTAGTAGCCGGCTTTACTGTTGTTTGACGTACCCCCGGAATAATGGTTCTGGTTGGGTTTTTATGTGGAAGAGGGATAGTTTGCCCATCGGTCCACGCAATAGCCTCCCCAAGAGAATCGGAGCCTAGATGCAAAATAGTTGTGTAGAGATAAGCGTTTCTTTGCTCTTCAATGATTCTGTGCTCTGTTCCTAAAATGGTCCAATAGCCTGTGTATTGTGAGCCAATACCTGTTAGGTAGACAGGAACGTCTGGGCGCAAATTAGGGTTACCAATCACTTCCGCGGTAGCCCTATACGGAAATCGGTTTCTTTCTTCAGCCGCTTGTGCTTCATAGTTGGCAACTACAGCGTTGGTAGCAACTACGTGGGTTGCGTACCTGTCAAAAAACTCAGGAACAGAGTGTGAGCGCGTTACTCTAGCCCTATTCTGCTGTGTAATAGCCATAGGTTGAAGACTTACAGAGTCAACACCGGACACAGACACTGCGGCCTTATGGTCACCATCATAAGAGATTGATTGCCCAATTACTGGGGTAAAAGAGTAAAGGGTTGAGCCGCTGGGGTCGTTTGGGTCTCTCATGTCAAAGACAGGGGCTTCAGAGCGCTTAGAGGCATACTCGTAGAGCATTGGTTGAAAATAAATCTCTGTATTTTCCGTGCGAAGGCTGTAGCCAGACTGTTTTGCTAAACGAACACACATTTCCCAATCAGTATGTCCGGCCTGAGCAACTTGTGGGTAAACCCGTGGGTGGGGAACTGCAAAACAAGCAAACCCATTTTTAGCCGCAATAGTGTTAATGATGCTATCTGCTGTAAGTCCTTTGTAAATCTGTTGAGACTCATTCTTCATTACCATTGAGGCGCTAATGGCAGTGAGTTCAGTAATGCTTTTACCGGGCTGCCTATCTACCGCAATGTGGTGAATGTAACCATAAAAAGTTCTAGAGGCCCCTTTGTCAGTGATGACAAACTTTATAGGGGAGCCTTCTTTAAGAACCTCATGGTCTACATCCCAATCACGAAATTGAATTGTCGCTATTTCATGCTCATACAAGTTTTGGTAAAAGGACATGGAGTAGACAGTTTTAGGGCCAGCGTCCGTGTCTGGAAAAGAAACGGTCACATAGTTAGACACTTGGAATCCTTAAGACAGTTCCTGCTGGGATAGTCGTCAGGTCCACAGAGGGGTTGAACTCAGCAATAACCCACCAGTACAACGGGTTGCGGTAGTACTTTGTGGCTAACTGGTCTAGACGTTCGCCTTGTACGTATGTGTGCTCGTAGTACGTAAGGGTAGAGACATTGCTAAATTGATAGAAGACAACCGGGTTAGAGGCTCCATTTGGCGTTTTGGCAATAAAGTCTACAGTTGAGTACTCGTACCTTGAGCCTTTATAGATAGCCATTTACTTCCCCGCATTTACTAGGGCTACACGAGAGAAAGCGTTAAAGGAGACGTTGATGTCTGTGTGAATAGGAATCATGTCTTCGGTGAATACAGAGTGGGTAATTTGCATACTCTCTATCCAACCAATGTACGAAAGGCTGTCTGGGTTAGGACCAAACTGAATAGCAACAGCAGTAGGTTGAAGAAACCCTAAGTCTGCGGTTTTTCTATTTAGAGCGTTGACCCATACTTGGCCATTTTTGCCTGAGCCATTGAGCATCCTAAGGATGTACTCAACATCTGCCATTGTTCCTTTACGAAGAAGGTCTTGAACCTGCGATGCTGGGTCTTGAACTGCGGTGGTTGGGTACCCTGTTGTGTAATACGTTTTAGCAATGTCAGTAAATGATGGGGCGCCGGGGTACGTTGTGTTGAGCAACGCTCTAAAAGAAGCAAAATCATTTATTCTGTCAATAGTAATTGTAAATTGCAGAGTCTCCATTGCGGTAAACAGCCCAGAAGAAGCAGAAAATTTATCTAAGTTACTTGGCACTACATTGGCATTTCTAGCAAGCACTGTAGAAATAGATGTAGGGTTCCATAAAAATTGAAAGCCCCAGTAGTTATCTGTAGCGTTATTAGGACTTCCTACAATCGTGGGGTCTGCTCCGGAAGTAGGTGTAGTAGTTATGCCTGTTCCCGGCGCTGTACTTGTACCAGAATCGTCATACTGGTACATGATGGCGCGGCGTGTGTTATGCTGAATTTGGCTTAAAGTTGGGCGATTACTAGAGGCGTCCACGCCATTGTTGTCTCTTGTAATGGTGCTATCTAAAGAGCCCGGGGACAGTGGTAAACTCCAAGAGTGTGGTGGCAAGTTGTACTTCATAATGTTAGGGTGCGCGTAAACAGCCGTTTGGTCTGGCTGTGGGGAAGGTTTAATCTGTGTACTTGCTAGGGTTGAACTTAAAGTTCCACTTTTTGCAATAGTTACCGTAGATAAAAAAGTTTGTTGTGCGCCTTTTACACCCAAGTATTTATTTACAGCAGCCTGTTGTTGCAACTGATACAAAACTTGGGGGTCTACTTTGCTGGTATCAAGTGGTAAAGAACTTTTACCAGAGACTAAAGGGTTTGCGGTTCCCATTACTTTTTACCTGCCTGAGTTAGTAGTTGGTTATTTTTAAGGTGCTGATTAATGGCATCGGCTGTTTTCTTAGGGTCAGTTGCGCCATTAATAACAATGCTAATTCCCCCGTAGTTGTAATTAGTAGAACTACCACCAACAGAGGCCTGTGTACCAAAGGCGCGGGCCTGTGCTTCTGCAAGACGTGTGGCCGCGGTTGGGTCTGGGGCTACTTGGTATGCAGAAGACCCTGAAGAACCAGAGGCAGTAGAGGGCGTTAATGTTGTAGAGCCGTAATGGCCACCGTCCCAACTAGAGGCTTGCATTGCTTTTAAGAAGTTAGCAGTAGAAGTTCCGCCATTTTTTAGAATGTTAACGATGTTGGTATAGCCTCGGGCATCTGCCCCTTGACCTGTCAAAGTTCCAATGGTTGCTTGAAGCCCTTGGTTCCAAGAGTTGTATGCTTGAACTCCACCACCTGCTTTATGGCTGTTATAGTTCGTAGAACCATTCATCTGGTAAGAGGTGTTTAGAGGATTAAATGAGGCTGTGTTGTGCCAGTTACCTCCCTCTTTACCTTCCCAATACACAAGGTCGGCAATAGCCTGTGGAGTAGCGTTAGCCCCAAGGCCCTTAAGAAGTTGCGTAGCAAATCCACCAGCGGTCATGTTGCCGCCGTTTTGCCGGCCAATAACGTGGTTTGGAATGATGGTTCCATCGGTTTTAGGCACAAAAAG